AGCATTTGCCTGCAATGTAGTAACATTGCTCTCAATGGCAGTAACCCTTGTAGCAAGTGAATTAGATAAAGTAACCACTGATGCTACTGCTGCATCTATGCCTGTTAATCTTGAATTAATAGTAACGACATTAGCTTTAAGCGTTACAATGTCTGCCTTGATCGTTGATATGTCGGCTTCTAAGGTTCCTGCATTAAGTCCAAACTCCAAACCAGTGGCAGAAGAATTAACCTTAACCACTCTGTTTTGCTGCCCTGAATAGGAAACAGGTATCACATCCGATAGCCCAAGGAACTGCCTTATCACTGCGGTATCGTAGTCTTTTCCAGATAACTGAATAGTTTGCACCTCAATTCCTGTTGGGGTACATATCACATCACTGACTACTTCTATAACCGCATTTCCACTGGGGGTTATATTGGGGTTAGCTGGTTTTCCTATCATGACTCTTGGCCGTTCGCTAGAATCATATTCAAAAATAACCCCTAGATAAAACCCTGCAAAAACAGATGGGGCAGATTCAGATCCAATCCTAGGAGTAAAAGTTGTGCAGGTGATGCCGCCATTTATATATCCGGCAGTATCGGATTTACCCCACTGCAGAGAACCGTTACTATCTTTACCAATGTTGAGAGGGTAACAGGTCGTTGCTCCTGGTATTTGCCAAGCTGGTGGGTTTCCAGATAATGTACAAGTAACATTGGCAGGAACATAAGCCCACATAAAAGCAGGGCTATGATCCAAAGGGATAGTATCATCTATCTCGGAATTGTAGCTACCATCCTTGGACTTCTTCAGGAGTCTTAGAAGTTGCTTTGCAGTTTCAAATTCAAACGCTACTGGATCGGGCATTAGAAGAATCCTAGTCCTGGGAGAGTTGCAAAGTTAACAGTGCCGTAGATTTCAGATGATGTAAACTGACGATAACTGCTAGAACCTACATTAGCTTTCTTACCAAATCCATTAAGCTTTACTGGTGTGGTAACTTTTTGACCACCCTCAAAAATTGGAGCCATCTCCCCATCATCTTTCCTAAACCTATAGCCCATATCAAGTATGTACATATCCCAGCCAATCACAGTGGTGTTATCAATTGGGCTTATGCTGGTGTTGATCTCGATTTCGTAAGTTAATCGCCAATATTGGAAGCTACCTTCTAGCAATAGTTCGGTGTTGATATTCTTAATCTTCCCAGTCTTTGCTGGGATCGATAACACACACCCAGTGCCTGTGGTGAAAGTCACACTGGTGGAATTTACTTTGCCTATGTAGGTGGCTAGGGTGTAGCTGTTGATGCTCTTAACATTGCATCCGATACTAAACACTGGCCTAAACTTTTCCACTGTAATTGGTGGTACAAAAGGATCACCTGCACTGTTGTTGATGTTCGGCACTATGTAAGGGAATGAAACAAAGTTTACCTTGAAATCAGGTGGTCTTAGGGTGGGGTTGGCTTCCCTGTCTGCAGGTTTCTGACCAGTCTGCTGGGTTTCCACTTGGGGTGGTGGAGTGCTGCCACCGCCAGAACCACCTGAGTTGCTCGATGCTGCATCAGGGTTGGACGAATACTCAATCGTGACTTTCCAAGTTTGCGGGTCATCCTGTTCGGGTGTGATGTTTACATTTTGCGCATAGCTGTCATCATCCCCAGGGAAAAGATCCCCAATTTGTGGGCAGTTAGGATGCCCATAAATGGCATCATAAATGTTAATATCCGTTTGCTCTAAAGTATTAGTATGAACAATGAAGGATCGCGAAAAAGTGTTCTGGTAGCTCTTATCCAGAGTTCCTTTACGCTCCTGCCATAGCTCTTCAAATAGATCAATCGCCATGATGATTCCTAAGGGTTAAGGGCCACTGCAATTTGTTGAGGTCTTGGCATTGCTGCGGGTAGATTCTTAATAGCTTCTGCAATTTCTCTGGCAGCTTCTAACTGTTGGGCTTCTACCTCTGCAGCAGCTTCCATCAGTTGCCTGATTTCCTCTTGAACATTTTTACCTTTGCCCATCTCATCGACTTTAACTTGGAATTCTGCAGCCGATCCAGCTTGAACTGCGGATGCAAATTGCTGAGGACCGCCTAGGCCAGTGGCATCTTTGAGCTTCTTGATAGCTGCAGCAGAACCGATTGCAAAGGCTTTAAGTCCGTTTGGCCCTTGTGTTGGGTCTAGAAGTGCGCTAAGTTTCTTTAATTCATTCTGATAGATCTGTAATGGTGTCAGGTTATCTGCTAAGAACTTTTCCCACTTGGGTGGTTCCTTCCTATTGATCTCATCATTTAGATCCTTAAAAGCATCATTTAAATTTTTGACTTTTGGTTCCAGCTTCTCCAGAACATTATCTAGTAAAGGGAATTTATCCGAGCTTTTTTTATCTCGATTGTCATCAAATATTTTTGTAATCTCTTGGTTGAAGTTCCTTAATCGGCCAACCTTTTCACTCCATTCTTTTGCACCCACATTATTCTGAATTGCGTTAACATTAGCCTTGTAAAAATCAATTAGTTCCCTTAGCTCGCTTTTAGGCTTTTCCATTTGATTTGGATCCATCAAATTCTTAGGTGGTCCAAATTCAAGGGGCTTTGCTGCCTCTCTTTTTAAAATATCTAGCTTGTTAATCTGATCATTGAAAAACTTTTCTGTCTTATCAGTTTTGATAGGTACAAATGGTGGGAATGGTTGGTGAATTACAGGGTTGTTTTTTTCAAGAAGATCAAGGCCAGGCGTATCTTTGCCCAATGGCTTGAATTTTATAACCGCATCAACCACCCTAGGCTTAAAGTTTTTAATAGTATCAATCAGCTCATTAAAGCTGTTAATAATTTCAGTGAGTCCAATTATAACTAGTTTAACTGTTTCTAAAAGGGAGGAACCAAAGTCTATTGCAGCCATCTTTGCGCTTTTCATAATATCTTCAACATTAAATTCTTCCGCTTTCCCAGTCCAGCCCTTAAAGAAATCCTCTACCGAATTTCCAATGATCTTAAACACACTTGAAACGAATACCCCAAACTTTAAAAAGTAGGGTTTTAATTCATCCAGTTTATTCCCAATGCTTTTAAAGGTTTGGGTGATCGTGTCTGAAAGTTTAACCAGGCTAAACCCTTCAACAAAGTAACCACCGATCTTTTGGAACAAAGCTAGGATGTTATTGCTGGCAGTCTGCCAAATACCATAAAAGCTATTCGCTGTTTTTGCAAATCCTTCAATGTGCTTGGGATCATTGGCTAGCATAGAAATTGCTGATGATGCTTCAGCCACTGACACAGTTCCAGCAGCTACAGCAGCTTTGGCTTCTGCCTCTGAAATCTGCATCCTCATAGCTAGTACACTGTAAGCGTTCACACCCTCTTCAGCTAACTTGTCCAAGGCTGCAGTGGTGGCAAACCCTTCACTGGCCATATCGCCAATCTTATCCACAATCAAAGCCATGATCTTTTCAGGATTTCCAAGGGCTATGCCAAGCTTGTTAAATTGACCAGTTAACACCTGCACAGAATTTGCATCAAACTTTAGGGCAGCTAATCGGGTGGCATGTTCGGCCAAGGTGTCAAAGCTCGCACTGGGGCCAGACTTCATGATATCTTGAAGACCTTGGGCCATGCCTGATACACCTGTTAAGGCACCTAACCGAATATCGACTTGCTGAAATTTAGCACCCGCATCAATAATGTCGGTCCCTAGTTTTGCAACTGCGCCAATGACATTACCTACACTGGTGAACATACGGTCAAACACTGCGGTGAAGAAACCTATACCCATCATGTCCGTAATTTTCATGCCACCACTTGATGCTGCAACCTTGGTGGGTGACTTAACCTTTTCCTTGGCTGTCTGACCCCTACCCGCTGCAGCATTGATTTTCTGTTCTGCATCTGCCAGTTTCTTTTCAGCCTTCTCTAATGCGGATAGTTCCTGTGCTAACTTAGCAGCAGCACCACTATCAATCATCATCTGCCTAGCTTGTTGATCCAGTTTCTTATTGAGGATGTCCGTTTCTGCAGACATCTTCTTAGCATTCAATACAAATGCTGCGGTGTTTTTATTCTCTGGAATCGGTGGTGGCTTGATCGGTAGGGGTGGGGGAATTCCCCTAGCCTTATTCTCTGCAGCAATTAATTTCTGTTCGATCTGCTCCAACCTGACCATTTCATCATGAAGCTTTTTAGTTGCACCTGAATCAATGTTCATTTGTCGGGCTTGCAATTCCAAAGCCTTGGATGCTAGATCGGTCTTAGACTTTAGGCTCATCTGGTTTGCTGCACCAGTTACTGCTGCCTGCTGAAGTTGCTCTAGAGATAGAGTTACCTTTTCGGTTGCGGTGGTTATCTTATTGGCATCCATAGCTGCAGCTACACTGGAACTACCAAAGGCTTGAACTTTTGTGGATGCTGTATCTAAGGAAGATGTGAAGCCTGATAGGTCTGCTGTAACGGATAGACTGGCTCGTCCTAAGGATGTATCTGCCATGTCTAATTCCTTTTCTTAGTAACCAACCCGCCTAACATTGCTGCTATCATTTCTGGTGTCTGCTTATTTTCAGATACTTTCTGACCTAACCAATCAGGGATAAAATCAGATAGCTTGTGTTTGCTGGTACTGGTGCATGCCACTTGGGTATGCTGAACTGAACCAGCTAGGAAATCTAATCGCGCATCCCCTATGGGTTCGATCCTAGCAAATGCGACCCACTCCATGAATTCGGAATGGCTCATATCCTGCTCGATCTCGGACACCATCTTTTTAAGATGTCCAGCCAGCCTGAATAGAAATAATCTACTCGGGCTTTCCCTTAGTTTTTTTCCGCATCCTCTACTGCCCCTGCTCCAATGCGATTGATTTTAAGAATCGCATCAAAGATTTTTTCTAGGATGGTTGCAGGTAACACATTCACTTCTGCGATATCCGCTTCTGTAAATAATGCTTTTCCCTTTTCATCGCAGCACCCTTTAATAAGCATCCTTGCTCTAAGGTTGTCAGGGGTTTTATTCTTGACTCGTGCTGCGTTGAATTCGTTATCTATTGAATCTCGCTCACCTACTGTCAAACTTCTGACCCAAACAGATCCTTCCCATTCTGGAACTAAAACTTCCTGCCTGGGCAAGTTGTCTTTTTTCGAAAGGATCTGTGAT